CCGAGAATTTTACGAGTTTGACAAAGAACTCATTGTTGTTGGCACATACGACATCCCGGACATAGACGACTTCAGCGCCTTTACCGACGCGCTTAATGAAAAACACCCGTCCCTACACTGCATGCAGTTCCATCCAGACTACGGCGCTGATGACGCGGAGATGGACTTTCTAACGGACAACGACTGGGAAAGTTCAATTGAACAAGACTACTGTATGATGTTCATACAAGACCTTCGGCTCGTTGTTGCTGCTAGTGACAGGCTTGAGATACTAGGGTACTATTCCGCCTATCCCCAAGACGAGTACGAAGCTCTCGTCATCAACCGCAAAAGGAGATTGAACCATGGCGATGAAGCCCAGAGCAATGAAGAGCGGAGCTAAAAAAATGATGCGTGGCGGCATGACCGACAAGCCGATGGGCATGAAGGATGGCGGTAAAGCCAAACCCATGCGTGGCGGCGGCAAAGCCAAGAAGAAGTAATGTCAAAGGCTGCGCCTCAAAGAAGCCTAGACAGTTGGACAAAGCAGAAGTGGCGAACCAAATCTGGTAAGCCGTCCACTCAGGGGCCCAAAGCAACGGGAGAGCGTTACTTGCCTGAATCGGCAATAAAGGCTCTCTCGCCTGCTGAGTATGCCGCAAGCACTAAGGCCAAGCGTGAAGGCACACGCAAGGGTAAGCAGTTTGTAGCCCAGCCCAAGAATATCGCCAAGAAAACCGCTGCTCACAGAAAGGCCAAATAATGGCTGTAGTCACACCCGATCTTCCAGAACTTTTTGAGGAAGCCTACGAACGGGCTGGCCTTGAAATGCGCTCGGGATACGATCTTAAAACAGCGCGGCGTAGTCTTAACCTGATGACGCTGGAGTGGCAGAATCGTGGGCTTAATCTGTTCACGATTGATTCCGGCACACTTGCCATCACGGCAGGTACTGCAACCTATACAATGCCGTCAGATACCATCGACCTTCTAGAGCATCAGCTTCGTACAGGAACTGGCACAAGTCAGACCGACACGGCGCTTGAGCGTATTAGCGTGTCTACTTATGCCCAGCAGACAAACAAGAACACGCAGGGACGGCCAACTCAGATTTATGTGCAAAGACTGCCAACTGAAACAAAGGTAACTCTGTGGCCAGTCCCCGACGCTACAACGCCATACACCTTGGTGTATTATCGCCTGAAGGGGATTGATGGTCTATCGTCTGGTATTGGATCATCTACCAGTTCTGTGCCGCCTCGGTTCGTTCCTGCTCTTGTGTCGGGACTCGCTTATTACATCGCCATGAAAAAGCCAGAAGCTGGAGATCGCGTTGCTGCCCTCAAGCAGGAATATGAGTTCCAGTTTAATCTGGCATCCGGCGAGGATGAAGAGCGTGCATCTGTAAGGTTTGTGCCGTTCAGCTCTTACATGATGGGTGGCTAATGTCTTACGCTAAAGGAAAATATGCGTTTGGCTTCTGCGACAAGACCGGGTTTCGCTATCCGCTTAGTGATCTTGTTTGGGAGTATAACAACGGAACAAAGACTGGTTTTCGAGTTGGGCGAGATGTCGTTGATCCAGATCAGCCCCAAAACTTTCTTGGGCGCGTGAAGATCAATGATCCACAATCTCTGATGAACCCAAGGCCAGATACATCTCAGGATGCCAGCAGGCAGCTATGGGGTTGGAATCCGGTTGGGAATCCAGCACAGTATATGGTAGGGTCTGTTGGAACCGTGACTGTCAACACCACCAGTGGAGCATGACATGAAAAAAGACATGAAAAAGATGATGGGCGGCGGTATGAAGATGGTTGAAAAGGGCGGGAAGAAAGTCCCGGCCTTTGCTGCTGACGGCGTTGGCAAGATGGCCATGGGTGGCAAAGTCAAGAAGATGGAAATGGGCGGAAAGTGCCGTGGCATGGGCGCTGCCTCCAAGGGTGGCCAGTACCGTATGGGGTAAGTTCAAATGAACTATTCTGAGCTAGTAGAAGCGATTGAGGATTACACGGAGAACACGGAGACAACCTTCGTGTCCAATATCCCTACGTTTGTGCGTCAGGCTGAGGAAAGAATTTACCGCACAGTAATGATCCCAGAGCTTCGCAAGAACGTCACCGCAAACATGACGGCATCAAATCGTTTCTTGGCTCGGCCCTCTGACTTTCTATCTCCGTTTTCCCTTGCTGTGATTGATGGAGATGGGAACTACACGTTTCTTCTTGATAAGGACGTGAACTTCATTCGAGAAGCTTATCCATCCATATCGACTACTGGCTTGCCAAAGTACTACGCAGAGTTTGACGGCGATGTGCAGTCAACAAACTCGCCGGGTCACTTTATCCTTGGGCCGACTCCGAACGCCAGCTATAGCGTTGAGCTTCACTACTACTTTGATCCGCCGTCGATTGTTGATTCCGGCACATCTTGGCTTGGCACCAATGCAGAAGAGGTATTGCTGTATGGAAGCTTGATCAATGCTTACATCTTCATGAAAGGTGAGCAGGATGTCATGGCTGCCTACCAGCAATCATACGACAATGCACTTCGCCGCCTTGTGACCCTTGGCGAAGGACGCCTGAAGCGCGACAGCTACCGTGACGGTGAGCCAAGGATCAACATGTAATGTTTGAGGTCAAGCTAAGCATTCCACGCGATGAGCCTGTTGTCTTAGTAAAGACAACTCACAACCGTGGCTTCACGCCAGAAGAATTGGCGGAGCAGTGCGTGAATCGAATTGTGTCTGTCTCCGATAGCGCGCATCCGGGGATTCGAGATCAGGCTCGCGCATTTCAAAGCCACATTGAAACGCTTGTGGCGAGCTATATGCGGCAGGCTATTCGCAGCGACCGCACAACTGTGTATAATGCGCTGATCGATGCTGGCCATCCAGAACTGGCCGAACTCATAAGGAGACTCTGACATGGCCTTCACTGGCAACTTTATGGCTACGTCCTTCAAGCAGGAAGTCCTGCAGGGAGTGCACAACTTTACTAACGGCACGGGCAACACTTTTAAGCTCGCGCTATACACCAACAGTGCCTCATTCACGGCTGCAACGACAGCATACACTTCCTCAAACGAAGTGAGTGCTTCTGGGTCGTATTCGGCAGGTGGTGGTGCTTTGACAAATGTCACTCCGACTACCAGTGGAACGACAGGGTTTGCTGACTTCAACGATCTAACATTTACCTCGGCCACCATCACGGCTCGCGGCGCGTTGATCTACAATGACTCTGCTGCTGGTGATCCTGCTGTTGTTGTTTTGGACTTTGGGTCTGATAAAACCTCAACGGCTGGGGACTTCACTGTTGTCTTCCCAACGGCAGACGCATCGAACGCCCTTATCAGGATCGCCTAAGACATGACAGATGTCGTCGTCCCCTTTAGCGGCTGGGGCCGAGCGGGGTTCGGCGAACTCGCTTGGGGCGAAGGCAGCGTTGCTGTTGGCTTTGCCACGGGCGAAGTCGGCAGTGTTGCAGTTACTACAACTGAAAACATATCTGTCAGCGTTACGGGCGTATTCGGGACGGGTGAAGTCGGAACGGTAACTGTTGAAGCGGATGCCAGTGTTTCGGTCACAGGCGTCTTTGGAACAGGGCAGGTTGGCAACGTTACCGTTTCTGAGGGAGCTGGTGTTACGGTAAACGTCACGGGCGTTGAAGCAATTGGTGAGGTTGGAACCGCAGGAGTTCAGGAGTCCGTTTCGGTAAGTGTTACCGGGGTTGAGGCGACTGGCAATGTCGGAAGCGTTGCCATCATTGGCGCTGCAAACGTTAACGTTACTGGCGTTAGCAGCACTGGGCAGGTCGGTCAGGTTACCACCATCTGTGATGCCAATGTCTTTGTAATTGGCGTTTCAGCTACAGGATTGGTCAAACCTGTGCTAGTGTGGGGCAGGATTGTCCCAGACCCCGGAACTGTTTATACTGAGATTACACCCTCAGTCGGCACCATCTGGACTGAAATCGCGGCGTAAGGAACCAAAATGCCAAGTTCATATACTCAGACAGGCATAGAGCTGATTGCCACTGGTGAACAGTCAGGCACTTGGGGCTCGACCACAAACACCAACCTGCAGATCATCGACCGCTTGACCAACGGCGTTGGTGCAATTGCACTTTCTGGAACGACACACACACTGACGACAACTGATGCAACGTTGTCTGACGGACAGTATGCGGTTCTGGTCTTTGGTGGGAGCCCGAGTGGCACTAACACGGTAACCATCTCTCCCAATGACGGACAGCATTTGTATGTTGTTAAGAATTCCTCGGGACAGAGCGTGGTTCTGACGCAAGGCTCTGGCGGAAACGTCACTGTAGCCAATGGCGACACAAAAATTGTATACAGCGATGGCGCTGGTGCAGGGGCTGCCGTGGTAGACCTTACCGCTGACCTTGCCATGTCGAGCGTCAACATCACGGGCGGTTCGATTACTGGGATCACCGACCTCGCTGTTGCGGATGGCGGTACTGGGGCGTCGTCTGCATCTGCCGCGCGCACGAATCTTGGGCTTGGAACTGGAGACAGCCCGACGTTTACTGCAGTCACTGCTGGTCAGGTGGACATTACGGCGCAAGGAGACCTTCGTCTTCAAGACACTACGGGCGGGGAGTATGTTGCGCTTCAGGCACCCGGCACTGTCTCTGCCAGCTACACTTTAACGCTCCCTGCAGCGGATGGCACAAGCGGACAGGCTCTGGTGACAAACGGCTCCGGGGCGCTAAGCTTTGGGAGTGCGGGAATTTCTACAGGCAAGGCCATCGCCATGGCCATCGTGTTCGGCTAAGGAGATAAACTGTGGCAAACCCTAATATCGTCAACGTCACCTCGATCCTCGGCAAGTCCGCCGTGGTTGATCTGACCACCACCAACGCAACGCTTGTCGTCGAAAATACGGCAGCGTCCAACAAGGTCTTTAAGATCAATTCGCTGATCATTTCAAACGTGGACGGAACCAACGCCGCCGACATCACGGTTTCGCTCTACAGCGAGGACAACATCGGCGGCACGGCGACTCAGATCGTAAGCACGGTCTCGGTTCCTGCGGACGCCTCGCTCGTGGTTATCGACAAGAACACCTCGATTTATCTTGAGGAAGACAAGTCGATCGGTGCGACGGCGGGTTCCGCAAACGACCTCAAGGTGATAATCTCCTACGAGGACATTTCGTGACGTTAGGAGGCTAGTATGGCTACGTCCCAAGGCGGCTACGTCAACGGCGGCTTTGACCTTCTGAAAGCCCCCGACGCCCCGACCATCACGTCTGTCACGACCAGCATCGGGTCTATGTCCGTGGCCTTTACCGCACCCGCCAACCCCGGCGGAAGTGCGGTCACGGGCTATACGGTCACGGCTATCAACGAAAGCACCGGGGCATCGGTCGGAGCGACGGGGTCGGCGTCTCCGATTAGCATTTCCCCCGGCAGCGGTACGTTTAAGGTTCGCGCGGCGGCTTCCAACATCTATGGGCCGGGTCGGGTATCTGCATTCAATACGGGAAATGAGATTTATTCCGGGGCAGAGCTGTGGGCCTGGGGTGAAAACGATAAAGGTCAACTTGGTAACAACACTGTCGTCAATAAATCCAGTCCTGTTCAGATCGGAGCATTAACAGATTGGGCTCAGGTTTCAGCGGGTCAAGCTGCGCACGAAACTTCCGTAAAAACTGACGGCACTCTTTGGGCGTGGGGGCTCAACAGCAACGGCCAAGTCGGAGACGGCACCGTCATCAACCGCTCCAGCCCTGTCCAAGTGGGCGCTCTTACCAACTGGGAGCAGGTATCGGCAGGGGGTCAGTTTACGGCCTCTGTAAAAACAGATGGAACGTTGTGGGCTTGGGGAAGAGGAAGTGGAGGTAGGTTGGGCGATGACACTGTTTCCGGCAAGTCCAGCCCTGTACAAATTGGCGCTTTGACTACTTGGCTTCAAGTTTCAGCGGGTAATAGTCATAGCGCAGCTTTGAAAACCGACGGAACTCTCTGGGCGTGGGGGTATAATCAGAAAGGCGAACTCGGTCAAAACAATGGTTCCTCTTTCCGGCGATCTAGTCCTGTTCAGGTTGGAGCGCTTACAAATTGGTCTCAAGTGTCGGCAGGAGATTACGTAATTACCTCTGTAAAGACAGACGGCACTCTCTGGGCGTGGGGATACAACAATAAGGGCCAACTTGGTGACGGCACTGTCATAAACCGCTCCAGTCCTGTTCAGGTTGGCGCTCTTACAAATTGGTCTCAAGTTTCAGCAGGACGACAGCAAACCGCCGCCGTAAAAACGAATGGCACTCTCTGGGCGTGGGGATATAACAATTACGGCCAACTTGGTGACAACACTCGCATAAATCGCTCTAGTCCTGTTCAGGTTGGCGCACTAACAAATTGGTCTCAAGTTTCTGTGGGGGGCTTTCAAATGGCCGCTATCAAAACCGACGGGACTGCGTGGGCATGGGGCGCTAATTTTTTGGGGATGTTGGGCGACGGCACAGAAATCAACCGCTCCAGCCCGGTTCAGGTTGGAGCCCAGACAAATTGGCTTCAAATTTCTTCTGGATTCACCTCCACCCTCGCCCTCTACGGAGTAACCTAAATGCCGAATTTCTCCGCAAAATGGGGCTTGATGGAGCAACTGCAGGCCGTGGCCGCAGGGACGTGGACGGGGATTCCGCTGTATGAGTTGTATGCGTGGGGGGATAACAGCCCGTCTGGAGCACTTGGAGACGGCACCATAATAGACAAATCCTCCCCTGTTCAAGTTGGGGCTCTAAATGATTGGAGCGAGATCGCCGCAGGTGCTTACTTCTCCGTCGCCGTAAAACTGGATGGAACGCTTTGGTCGTGGGGCAACGGAAATACAGGGAGACTTGGCGACGGCACAACAGTTTTTAAGTCCTCACCCATACAGATCGGTTCTTTATCTAATTGGTCTAAGGTTTCTACAAGGGCAAGCTCTGCTCATGTCTGCGCTATTAAAGCAGACAGTACACTGTGGTCTTGGGGAAGTAATAGCGGCGGCCAACTTGGCGACGGAACTATAGCTGCTAAATCTAGTCCTGTTCAAGTTGGCGCGCTGACCACTTGGTATAGCGTTTCCGCAAACGGAGAGCACACGATTGCATTGAGAACAGATGGAACGCTCTGGGCTTGGGGAAATGGAGCAAATGGCCCATTGGGAGACGGCACAGTTTCCAGCAAATCCAGTCCCATTCAGGTTGGAGCATTGACCACTTGGGCGGCAGCAACGGCGGGGGCAAACTTTTCAGTTGCTGTAAAAACAGATGGGACATTGTGGAGTTGGGGCCGAAATAATGACGGCCAGTTGGGTATAAGCTATACAGGCGATGCCTACTCTCGTTCCAGCCCTGTTCAAGTTGGCGGTCTGACAAACTGGTCAACAGTTAGTGCAGGCGGAACCTTTGTGATGTCCGTAAAAACTAACAACACGTTGTGGGGATGGGGTCAAAACAGTCAGGGCCAATTGGGTGTAAATACGGCCATTGCGAGAAATAGTCCTTCGCAAGTTGGATCATTGACGACTTGGCAACGTGTTGAAACGGGAAGCCAGCATACTGGTGCTGTAAAGACCGATGGCACACTGTGGATGTGGGGAAGCAATGGAAGCGGTCGGCTTGGTGATGGCACAGTGGTTACCAAATCAAGTCCCGTTCAAATCGGCTCTCTTACTAATTGGTTTTCCATGGCTGGCGGGGACATTCACTCTCTAGCAAACACACAGATCGTCACCAACTAATGCCCCAGAAAACCTTCCACTTCCTCGCTGGCCTCCCCCGCTCAGGCAGCACCGTCCTCGCCGCGCTGTTGAACCAGCATCCTGACCTCCACGCCAGCCCAACCAGCGGCATGGGCGAGGTGATGTTCAACACCTTCAAGGCGTGGCAGGGCAGCTCGGCTGAGCAGGCGGCACCGGACGAAGACCAGATCAAGGCCGTGCTGCGCGGCATCATGGATGCCAAGTACGCCAAGGTGGAAAAGCCTGTCGTGATCGACAAGGCGCGGAACTGGGCCGAGGTCTCAAGCCTCCGCGTGCTGCACGAACTTCTGGGCCGAAAGCCGAAGATCATCGCCACCGTTCGCAACATCGACGACTGCGCGGCATCCTTCGTGCGCGTGGCGAAGCCCAACGACGTTGAGGATTTCCTCCGCAACAGTGACCTGATCGACCACCTCAAGAAGTCTTATCAGGTGCTTCTCACAGGCTTCAACTACGATAAGTCCTGCTTCCTCTTTGTCGAGTACGAAGACCTGATCGCCGACCCCAAGAAGCAACTGGCCCGCATCCACGAGTTTCTTGAGATCAGCGACTTCGACTACGACTTCAACCACCTTGACGAGCACGCCCCCAAGGAGCGCGACGAGGAAATCTGGCAGGTGCCGGGGCTGCACACGGTGGCACCGAAGCTGGCCAAGCGTCACAACGAAGACTCCGCCGACATCCTCCAGCACATGCGCCAGAACTTCGTGCAGCCCTGCTTCTGGCGTGAGAAGCCGCTGACGACCGAGATGATCCACCCGCTCGACATGCAGCTTGCCGCCGGGATCATCGGAGACTTCAAGCGCGGCGAGGAGATTGCTCAGGAGCTGGCGATCAAGGAGCCGAAGAACCATCGCGCGGCCTTCAATCGCGGCTGGTACGAGATGCGTAAGGGCCACCTGCACGACGGCATGATGCTCCTTGAGCGTGGCCGGATCGAGAAGGTTTTCGGAAACGAGGCACCGAAAGTGCCGACACCGCTCTGGGATGGGCAGCAGGTCGGCACCGCGCTCTTGAACCTTGAGGCGGGCTTGGGCGACCAGATCCACGGCCTGCGCTTTGCCCGCGAGTTGAAGAAGCGCGGCAATCAGGTGATCGTGGCCTGCTCCGGGCCGCTGGCCTTGGTGGCACGTCAGGCCGAGGGCGTGGACATGGTCATCCAGCACGAGGCTGCCTTCGGCGTGGTGCATGACTTCTGGCTGCCCAGCATGACGGCCAGCCTGCCCATGCGGTGGCAGTACAAGGACATCGACGGGTCGGCCTATCTGCCGCGCCCGCGCACGAAAGGTGCCAAGCTGCGGATCGGCTTGCGCTGGCAGGGCAACCCCGAGTTCGAGCATCAGCAGCATCGGCTCTTCCCGGCGCAGCTTCTCTTTAACGCGGTGCGGGGCTTGGATGTCGAGTATGTCAGCCTGCAGCGTGACGAGGGCGCGCAACATCGGCCCGCGTGGGTTCGGGAGTTGAACCTTTCTTCGTGGTCGGACACAGCTTCGGCTGTTGCATCTTGCAATCTTGTGATATCGTCATGCACATCGGTGGCTCACTTGGCTGGTGCCATGGGCGTTCCGACATGGATTGTGGTTCCGGTGTTGCCGTATTATCTTTGGGCTAAGCCGGGACAGCGGACGGAGTGGTACGACAGCGTTCGCCTCTTCCGTCAGAGTGGACATGGGGACTGGACGACAGTCTTTGGGGAATTGAAAAAGGAGCTTCAGCATGCCTACGAAAACGGGCTTCTGGATTCGGGTCAAGAACGGTCAGGTTACGGACGTCTGGGACTACAAGCCGTCGGCTGACAAGCTGGCGTCTGAGCCCGGCTGGCGTGAGGCTGTCGAGGTTCACCCCGACATCGTCCCGAACCGCGAGATTTACACCGCGCACCACTTCAACATCGACGCAGAACCTGCGCAGATTGTTTGGGGTTCGCGCGAGGTGAGCGTCGAGGAGCGTCAGGAGATGCTCATCTCGGCGCAGAAGGCTGCCTATACCGCAGTCGTGAACGCCGAGGCGGCGAAGGAGGTCAACGACAACCCGGATGACTTCTACGATGCCGCCGTTGCTGCGGCTGCCAAGGCGACTCGCGATGCGAACATCGTGGCCATCACGGCTGCGGCTACGCATGACGAGCTGGATGCGCTGGGCCTGTAAGTCATGTCCGAGCGGTATCCCGGCGGCGTAATCAGCAAGACCCCACCGACGATCACTCCGCCTGTTGACGGGGAGGGCGGCAGCGCGTCTGGCGTCTGGACGCTGGCGGATGTCTTGGCTGGTGAGAAGTCTGATACTTGGCCGAAGCCTGTGTTGCCGAGGGAGCTTTATGCGTGGGGCAGTAATGGCGTTGGCCAACTCGCCCAAAACAATATCATCAACCGCTCTAGCCCCGTTCAAATTGGTTCTCTTACAAACTGGTCTGTTATTGGCTCAGGCTGTGAAGCAAATCATTTTGTTTCTGTAAAAACAGACAACACGATCTGGAGTTGGGGTTTAAACAATAACGGCCAGCTCGGCGATGGAACCTTCGCCAACCGCTCCAGCCCTGTGCAAATTGGCGCTCTAACAAACTGGTCAATTCCCAGCGCAGGAAAGCAACATAGTTTTGCCACAAAAACGGACGGTACACTGTGGACGTGGGGGGACAATGCTTACGGTCAACTAGGGGACAACGGCACAACAGACAGAAACAGTCCCGTTCAAATTGGTGCTTTAACAAATTGGGCGTCTGGGGCTTGCGGGGCTTTTCACACGCTTGCCGTGACTTCTGCGGGCGCTTTGTATGCTTGGGGTCTTGGCGGTAATGGCCGCTTGGGAGATGGAACTGTTATAAGTAAATCCAGTCCGGTTCAAGTTGGATCTCTTACAAATTGGGCGCGGGTTGCTGCGGGGACATTTAATTCAGTCGCGGTAAAAACCGACGGTACTATTTGGGCTTGGGGTGCGAACAACAACGGCGCGGTTGGC